AGAACAAGGGGGGAAATTAACGACCGAACAAACGATACAAGTATCCATTGCTTACTCGCAAGCTAAAAAAACTAAGGATAGTGACACGTCAGAGGTTTACAAGAACTACGTGGAAGGTGAATTAAAAGCGATGAGCGATTACTTGAAAGAATACGGGGATTTTCAAGAGAAAAAACTTGCAATCACTAACGAGTACAACCAAAAGATTGCGAAAGCAACAACCGAAGGGGAAAAATTGTCTTTACGTAAAGCTTTGGAAAATGCTATCAAAGAATTAAATTTTAACAATTTCAAGGCATCCATAAATTTCGCTGATATTTTCGGGAATTTAGATGCTCTAACTACCTCTACCCTAACCTCACTTCGGGATAAATTAAAGGAATATATCAACGAAGCGGCAAAAGACTTGCGCCCGGAAGATTTAAAGGAGTTGCAAGACGCTTTTAGCAATATAAATCTAAAAATTGCGGATAGACAACCTTTTAAAGAACTCAAGAATGGACTAAACGAGTATCGAGAGGCACAAGAAACCGTGAATTTAGCGCAACAAGATTTAGACAAGGTTATGTCTGGAGGTGAGGTTATCGTTGGATTGTATTCCGATGAAACGGGTAAATTAGTAAAAAAACTTCTTACCCAAGAACAAGCAGAAAAGAACCTTGCCAAAGCACAATCAGATAGGCAAAAAACGTTAGCGACATTGAATCAATCCTTGAATAGTATCGGGGATGACGGTAAAATAGCCGTTGAAAGCGTTAACTCCTTGACTGGAATGCTTTCTGATTTAGGTGTAAGCGTGTCTGAAGACGTGTCAAAATCAGTCGAGGGGATAGGTCAAGTTTTCGATGGGCTAGCGAACATTGATCTGACAAAACCCGGAAGTATTATTACCAGTTCAATGAAGATTATAGGTGGACTTGGCAAAACAATTAGCGGATTATTTGGAGGAAAGAACAAAGCAGAAAGAGATGCGGAGCGATTATCCAAGGTCACGAACAAAATAGCGGAAACGAACGAGATTATAAATAACCTCATTGAAAAACGTATTGATCTAATCAAAGCTGCAACTACCGCTGAAAGAAACGGGTTAAAACTAACAACAGAAGAAGCTATAAAAGCTCAGCAAGATTTAATCCAAGTACAATATAGCAAGCTATGGAAGAATGAAATTCTAGGGAAAAAAGGAAAAAATAACGACCTTGACGTTAGAGATCTTGGGTTGGCAACGGTAGAACAATTAAAAGATTTTTTAAGCGGAGGACAAATAGCATTTAAAGATGGATTCACCACTTTAATTGAGCTAGAGAAACAGGGATACAGTTTAACTGATGCGGACAAGTGGAAAAGTATCGTCGATGAGTGGGATAAATTAAACGAGCAAGCGGATCAATTAAAAGAAACCGTTAGCGAGATTAATACCGGGATTAATTTTGATGAAGCTCGAGACGGTTTAGATGATTTCCTTTTAAGTGCAGACACGACATTTAAAGACATTTCTGATAACTTCGAGGACTACATGAGACAATCTATATTAAACGTTGTCAAATCAGATTACCTAAATAAAGAAATGAAAGAATGGTACGATCAGTTTGACAAGATGTCTAAAGATGGTGCGTTATCAGCGTCTGATGTTGAAACTCTTCGGGAGAAATACGAAACCATTTATAATGAAGCTCAAAATAGAATTGATGAACTATTAAACGCCGCCGGGGTGAACTTGGAAGGAGCAGTTCCTAATAGTCAAGCGGGGGCGATTTCAGAGACCATAACAGAAGAAACAGCATCTGTTATGATGGGTATATGGCGGGGACAGTATGACGTGACGAAGAATATTCACACGGAACTAATCTCGTTACGCTCGGATTATAAAGCTGCTATTTCAAAATCTAACGACATTCTTGACATGATAGCTTCAAATACTGGAAGAACTGCCGACAACACGGATGGCATCGGAACAACCCTCAAGAGCATAGACAACAGACTAAAAACACTAGAAACTAACTCGAACAAGAAATACACGAAGTAGCATGAGCACATTGGGGAAGATGAAGGATAACAACGAGATTAAATTAACCAACAAACAGGAGCGTTTCTGTTACGAATATTGTATTGACTTCAACGCAACCCAAGCAGCTATTAGAGCTGGATATAATCCAACTGCCGCTTACGCAACTGGATATGAAAACCTCAAAAAACCTCAAATTAAAAAGCGAATTGAAGAAATGCAATCTAACCTTGCTCAAACATCAGGTATTTCAGCATTACGTGTATTAAAAGAACACGAGAAACTTGCTTTCTCTAACGCAGCTAAATTTAGAAGTGGGTGGATAACATTGAAAGATTTTGAATCCTTATCTGATGAAGATAAGGCTTGCATTCAAGAAGTGTCAACAAAAACGATCAAGAGAACGATAGGTGATGAACCCGTAGAAGAAGAATTCGTTAAAATCAAACTATACGACAAACAAAAAAGCCTAGACAGCATTAGCAAGATGCTAGGCTTTGATGCCCCGGTAAAACAAGAAATCACGGGTAAAGATGGGAAGAACCTTTTTGAAGGTATTGACTTAGGCAAACTATCACAGGAAGAATTGACATTATACTACAACCTTTTGAAAAAGGCTAATGGCTGAAAAGATAACATATCATCCAATACTATCTGCAGAGATAGAAATGTTCAAGCGTGGAATGTTCGATTTCGTCACGGTTTGTGACGGGCTAAAACATTTAAAGCAAGAACAAGCCCTGCAAGTGCTAACAGGAGGTGCTATAGTCGAACTCCTTTATGGTGGTGCTGCCGGTGGAGCAAAATCATGGACGGGATGTACTTGGCTTGCATTCTCATGTTTGGCTTATCCCGGTACGAAATGGTTCATCGGACGTAAAGAATTGAAGAGTTTACGAGAGACAACATTGATTACTTTTTACAAAGTCTGTTCAATGTACAATATAAAAAGAGGTATTGATTTCACCTATAACGGGCAAGATCATTTTATCGAGTTCAAGAACGGCTCAAGGATTGATCTGTTAGATCTTAGATATTTACCTTCAGACCCTATGTACGAAAGATACGGATCGTCTGAGTACACGGGGGGATGGATAGAAGAAGGAGGAGAAATTGATTTCGGTGCCTACGATACTCTTAAAACACGTGTTGGTCGACACTTGAATTCTCAATATGGACTTCTACGCAAAATATTCATCTCTTGTAACCCGAAAAAGAACTGGATGTATGCCACTTTCTACAAGCCTGCAAAAAACAACTCTCTCCCCTCCTACATGAGTTACTTGTCATGCTTGGTTGATGATAATCCGTTCATGGATAAAGGTTACGTGGAAGCCCTTGAATCGACTAAAGATAAAGTTAAGTACGAGAGATTGAGAAAAGGGAACTGGGATTACGATGATAACCCGAACATGCTTTGTTCTTATGACGCTATAACGGAAATATTCAATAACATTGTAGCGAGGAAAAACGGGAAAAGATACTTGACAGCGGATATAGCTAGGTATGGATCGGATAAGGCTGTTATACTTGTTTGGGATGGCTATGTAATCATTGATTACATGGTATTTGATATTAGTAGTACAACGCAAATTCAGTCAGCTATTTTACACCTAAGACAGAAACATCAAATTCCATCATATAGATGTATTGCTGACGAAGATGGCGTTGGCGGCGGTGTAGTTGATTCTTGTCGTATACTCGGTTTCCATAATGGCGGGAAACCTTTTGATGGGGAGAATTACCAGAATCTACAATCTCAATGCATGTACAAGTTGGCGGAACACGTCAATGGTAATGACGTGGGTTTTGAGGCTGAAATAAGCGAAGATGATAAAGAATGCATAATCATTGAGCTTGAACAAATGCAATCATGGGATGTTGATTCTGACGGGAAATTGAAAATTAAACCTAAAGAAGAAATAAAAAAAGATATTGGACGCTCCCCGGACTGGAGAGATGCTATAATGATGAGAGCGTATTTTGATTATAAAGACATCACTCCGCTACCTAATAATGCAGATGAATACTTTGATTTGTTGTAAATTGTAGATATTTTTGTGAAACAAGCTTGTAATGTTGCAAGCTACTAAAATGAACGGCAGGCATGATAATAATAGACTTTTTCAATTCTTCAGTAAATTGGTTCCTTAATACTTTTGGTGCAAAAAGAGATCTGTTAGAACTTATCAAGGATAAGGATATAAACAAGGCCATACAATCGTTTCAATGTAGGGATACGGATGTTGAGAATGCTATTTCTGAATACGATCCAGAATCTCACAAGGTAAATCGAAGACCAAACAAAAAAAGAATCGGTAAGCCGGACAAAATAACGGCTAAACTTGCTATCCCTTATCAACGACACATAAACGAGGTTGAATTGACGTTTCTATATGGAACGATGCCAACTTGGACCCAAACATCAACAGGTACAGACAAGGCATTTGAGGCTTTTAATGATTTTTTGAAAAATACAAGATGGGGAACGACACAACGAGAATTCAAAAGGATTGCTGGCAGCGAGACAGAATCCGCAAAATTGTATTACGTGTACAGGGATACAGAGACCCAAGAAACAAAGGTCGGGATAAAAGTTCTTGCAAAAACAAAAGGAGACGAGATTAGGCCTCTATTTGATCAATACGGGAACATGCTTTCATTCGGTCACGGGTATTATCTAAAAGAAGGTAATAACATCGTACGACATTTTGATATTTACTATCCCGATTATGTGTTCAGATGCACGCAAAAGAATATCGGTTGGGATGTTATAACCGAGAAAAATGATATTGGCAAAATTCCAGTTATATACGTGCAACAACCGAAATCTTGGTATGGAGTTCAAGCATTAATAGACAGGCTTGAAGAGTTACGATCACGAGTCTCTGATGTTAATGACTATGTAGCAGATCCAATCTTGAAAATGTCAACGGACATTTTGATCGCACAGAAAGAAGCGAAAATGAGCAACACCGTTAAAAGTGGACTCCCCGATCCAGACACAAGTGGAGGTGGTAAGACGGTTGGACTACCGACCAAAGATAGTATCATGGAGTATCTCACGGTAGACACAGCCGTTGATCTAAAGAAAAATGAAATAGAAGATTTGGATAAGGTGATCAAGGTGATGACAATGACACCAGATCTCACGTTCGAAGCTTTAATATCTGCAGGGGCTCCAACGGGGAGAGCATTAAGGAGAGCAATGGCATTAGGCTACATGAAACGAGCCAAAAACATTGAAATATATTCAATAGCACAAGATCGAGAAGCGAACTTGATTAAAGCTATCATCGGCAATATTCTTAATATTTCTCTAAAATCAGAAATGGAAAAATTGATTGTTCACTCTGAATTTGGAGAACCATTCCAAGATGATGTCAGCGAAAAAATAAGTGATATTATTAAATTAAGGGATGCAGGCCTTTTAAGCCAAGAAACAGCGATGTCGTTGATTGATTATATAAAAGATGTTCAATCTGAAATGGAAAAAGTAAAGGTCGAGTTAGCAGAAAAACAACAGGCCTTATCTGAACAGATGGGTGCGGGATCTTTATTTGGGCAATTCAGAAATAATAACAATGACGAATGAACTTGGATAAATTAACTCTCGATGAATTAAAAAACTTGCTTGACAAACTTCAAGTAGAAACATCAACCCGAATTGATAACGCATTTAGCAAACTCGTGAAGGATATTTCTAGCATGGGGCTTATCAAATCTTACCTATCCGCCGGGGAACAAAAACTTTTGAACGAGATGAAACGGCTATCTGATGCGATAAGCAATCACGTTGATAGTCTTATTGATGATATATACATGATAAATACTACATCATCTAATATTTCGTGGAAAATCGGAGAAAAAATTGCAGAGAAAGAAATACAAGCAGGCATTCCTAGTGATTTGTTCGAAAAATTACGTGCCAAAGGATTGTTTGAACATAGGGCAAAATCCCTTAATAGCTTTACCATGAGCAAAAAAGATTTTAGAATATCATCACGTGTATGGAAAGAGGGAATAAAAGGACAGATAGAGGATTCATTACAGTTTGCCATTATAGATGGGAAAAGTGCGAGTGAGTTATCACGTGATATTCGCAAGTGCTTGCAAGAACCTGACCGACTTTATAGGAGAGTCCGTGACGCAGAAACTGGAGAGTTAAAATTAAGCAAAGCGGCAAAAGAGTACCATCCGGGGCAGGGCGTTTACAGGTCAAGTTATAAAAACGCAATGAGATTATGCCGTAACGAGATAAACAAATCATATAGACGTGCAGAATGGGAAAGCTATCAAGATAATCCCGCCATTGTTGGATTCAGGATTAGGTTATCCAATAATCACACGCTAAACGGGAAACCATTCGTTGATATATGTGATTATGCACAAGGCGTGTATCCAAAGGATTTCAAGTGGCATGGTTGGCACGTTCAATGCCGTTGCGTCATGGAGCCTGTATTCGCATCAAGGATTGACTTGGAAAAGATGGAAGACGCTATTCTGGCAGGAGGTAACGCAGAAGATATTCAGGTGAAACAAGTATCATCCATCCCGAAGAAATTCATTGATTGGTCGCAAAAGCACAAAAAACAAATATCTGGTTGGGACTCAAAACCAGATTACATTCTTGATAATAAAGCTTACGCTGAAAAATATTTCACGTACAAGGATGTATTTAAGAAAGATTCATGATTTTATACTGTATAAAATTTTGATATTATTCTTTTGAAAGAAACTATAATTTTATATCTTTGTTGAAGCATGTGATGTTACATGCCACCCAAATATCTACGGACGGAATGGCTGAATATTATCTTAATAATAAACCTCTTTCTGATTTTGGTATCGTACCATCTCGTAGCAACAAGCATATAGCTTTGTCGGGATGCTTTGACCTTCCTAAAAGAATTGGTGACACTTATTTTGACTGGCCTCGTGAAAACGGTATAGATCCTTATGTAGACGAAAGCGATATTCAATTTGACTCAAGAAGCATTAGATTCACCGGGTACATTATCGGGAATCTTGAATTAAATGTTCGGTCTTTACAAAATTACGTTTTAGCACTACCTGAATTATCCATGCTATCCTGTAAATGGGGGTCATGGAATGTTAAAGTCAACAAGAGCATAGACATCACCCCTATTGACAAAAATAACGCAAGAATAAGCATTTCATTCGTTGAACCAATCCCAGATTTATCCGGAACATTGCCACCTATATCAACGATCAAGGATATTGATGATTATTCTTGGAAATCTTTAGGTTTATACATTGAAAAAATTAATGGGAGTTTTAATATTAAACCTCTCAAATCCCTTGACGTGACTCAAAACCCGGATAGAACAATTCGATCAACAGGAGGAGAAGACAAGGGCAAGGTTACTATTTCGGCGCACGTTGTAGCAACTTCTTTTGAAGATTTCAAATCAAGAATAAAATCGCTATACAGATTATTCGGAAGTGCTGGACTAAGAACAATAAATTATCGAGGCAGATCTATTTATTGTTTTGCTATTAATGGATTTACCATCACGAATGTTATCATGAAAGATATTATCGTGGCAAAATTCACGTGCGAGCTAATTGAAACAAGCAAAATTATCCATGCAAATGAAGACATATAGCATATACAGGCTAGGCGTAAAGAAGCACGATTTCGTAATAGAAGATGATGACATAAGACGTTCGATATCTCACGATAATAACGTGTCATTTAATGTTGAATCAAAGGATAGTCTTGACATCAAAATAGGGGATTACATCATAGAAGACGGTAGCCATTACACTATTTATGACCCTATTGACGTGGAAGAAAGTAATGGAGTCTTCTCCTACCCTCTTGTCTTTCGTTCTCCTGACTATAAGTTGAAATTTTCCATTGTGAAAGACGAGGGAGCGACCACATTCCCTTATCACGGGGGAATAAAAGAATTTGTTGATCTTGTAATATTATCCTTGAACGAGGATCAACAAGAATACACTGCAGGGGATATTGACGAGGGTAATATTATCGATCTCGAATTTGACAATAGCTCTTGTTTCCAAGCTCTCGATGATATATGCGAGGCTGCAAACATGGAATGGAACCTTATAGGTACTAGTATTAACGTGAAATACCGTATCGGGAAAGACGTGGATATTGTGTTCGAATACGGCAAAGAGAAAGGTGGATATTCGGTTAGACTTGATAAAGTACAAAATACATCAATCGTAACCCGGTTAATTGGGAAAGGTGGAACGATTAACCTTCCTAAAGATTATGTGTCTCCCGACAAGCCAAAGCGGTTGAATTTAGGGAATGAGATACTAGAAAAGAATATTGACAAATACGGCAAAATCACGGGTGTTTATACGAACGATAATATATATCCACGGCTAATAAATAAAACCGTTTTAGAAGTAACAATTCCAGAAGATATAGAAAAAGCAACTTCATGGAAGTTAAAACTTGATCTCCCGTTTGATCTATCACAACAATACGCAGATGATAAAACTCCATTAATAAAATTTCAAACAGGAGATTTAATAGGTAATGAGTTTGAGATTGTTGAGAATAGCTGGAATAATACCGACAAAACACTACAAATCATCGTACAAGAAGATGAAAGTGATGGATATAAACTACCTAATGAAACTAGGCAACCTAGAGTTGGGGACGTATTCGTTCTATTAAACATATATATGCCTCAATCGTATGTTGACGAAGCTACAGACGAATTGAGAACTGCAACACAAGAAGAACTAAACAAAAAGAGCGAACCTCAATATGCTCCTACCGTGAAGGTCAGTAAAAGATTCCTCACCAAAAAGGGATATTCTTTAGATATTGGAGACAGCATAACAGTAAAAGTAGGTGAGCATAGTATAAATACACGCATATTAGCGATAAACCAATCTTCAAGTAGCGATGAAATAAACTACGAGCTTGGCGATGAGATACTGTATTCTTACGAGGATAACGTGAATAATCAAATCGAGCAAATACAAGTCACTCTAAAGCAACTTATAAGCCTAGAAGACGTGCGGAGATTATTCAACGTTCTCATCAATCAATGGAGACCGTTATGGATGGATCAAAAACTCCGCACCTTCGACCCCGTAAAGTTCAATAGCGTTACCTCCACCGAAGACAACTGGCACATCACCGACAAAGGGGACGCCAAGCTCCGTGACGTTATAGGTAAGGTCATCACGATAACAGATCGATTGATGACTGATAACTTTGTCGCCGGCATGACAGGTACAGGTGTTGGCGTGGTGAACAAGGCAGAGGTTCACATGGACAAGGGAGTTATCCGGAAGTACCTTGAGGTACTGGCTTTGGTGGTCGCACAGATGTTTTACCGTGGAGGTAGACAAGTGTTATCCCCAGCCGGGATGAAAATAAACAAGGTGGAAGAGTTCGATGAATACTGGCGTTGTTACATGGAGACGGAGGACGGTCAAGTAAACCAGTTCACCGTCGGCGCGCAAGCGAGATGTAACCGGTACGGTTCACAACAGAGGTACTGGTGGCGTTTGGTAGATAGTATCGGGGTTGATTACATCGACGTTTCAAAGACTGACATGGACGCTGGTTCGATGGCTCCCGCCGTCGGTGACGAGGTTGTTCAATTCGGTCACCGTACGGACCCGTACTTGCAATGGGTTGTAATGGATTCTTCTTTCTCTGACGATGCCGGTAGAACGATATACGCCGGGGTGAATAGTTACGACTTGTCCGGGAAATGGGTGTTACGAGAAGGGGTAAGCCCAACCGACCCGTCACGTATCGGTTTATTCACGAGGCACGGGGAGTTTAGCGACGTGATTGACGGGATAAACGAAGATATAGAGGATAACAAACAATCTATACAGGAGACAAAGGATACCGCTGATGCCATTCAATCTGTCGTGGATAACTTGACGGGTATTATTATCCCAGATATGCAAAACCAGCTTGATGGAGCTATACAAAGCTGGGACGGGGAAGTCGAACCGACGTTAAACAATTACCCGGCGAACGAGTGGACCACGGACACCGAGAGATCCAAGCACGTGGGAGATACTTATATCTATTACACCACGGACTCGGAAGGCAACACGGTCTCTAGCAGGTATAATTTCCGTTTTGTTGATGGCGTTTACAAGTGGGAGCTAATAGCAGACAGCGTGTCGGCAGAGCTGGAGGTTAAACTACGGGAGTTAACTGGAACCGTGGGGAAGAAAAATTCCATTACCTACAGTAATAACGTCCCCACTCCTGCCTACAATATTGATGACCTGTGGATTAAAGAAGACAGCTCCATGTACATCTGTCGTGCGCAGAAAATGGAAGGAATGCAAGGATCGGCGGCAGACTGGGAGTTGTTCAACGATACCATGCTGAGGCTCGTTCAAATCGCCTCGGATAACGTCATTTCCGTGGAAGAGAAACCATCTTTACGTGACACGTGGTCACAGATTCAAAAAGAGTTCACGAAGTATCAAGCTGATGCCACGACTTACGGGGTTTCCATCACCAATTTGCAAAACGCCTACAACGCATTAGGATCATTCCTAACCGACACGGTTAAACTAGCGCAAGACGTGGATACTTCCTTGACGGTATCTCAAAAGGCAGACTATAATCAAAAATTCGCCAACTACTACTCCGAGCGTACCGCCTTCGCCAACGTCATAGCGCAAAAGGTGGCGGACGAATCGGTCGGCAACCTCCAGCTCGGCACGTTGAACCTTTTGAAGGGGAGTAACGTGGAGCTGGGGGCACAGGCGTATTTGTTAGGGAATTATTACTATGACAAGAAACCGGAGGTTGGGAAAGAATACACGATCGTGATGTGTTACACGTTAGGAAGTAACAACACTAATATTGCAGTTTATCAAGATTCTTACATGCAGGTTGCCGCTCGATTCGAGACCAAGGGCGACAAAATAATTGAAAGTAAATCATTTATTTTCAATCCTGTTAGAGATAGTGAAGACATGGGTTTTTACCAACTTCCTGACGGCACCTACGGCAGTAAGGTTCACTGGGCTGTTCTGGTGGAAGGCAACAAGGGCCCGTCATCGTGGGTTCCCTCCCTTTCCGAGCAGGGGGAGCAAGCGGCGAGTGACGCCGTTGACAACCTTCAAATCGGCTCTGTCAACCTTGTCAGCAAGAAGATGATGCTCGCTTGGAACGAGAAGAATAAAGATATTGCGGTGTGGGGACAGGATTCGGACGGGATTTACTTGAGTATTAACCCAAGGCTTCTTTACGAGAATATAGGGGGAAGTGCCTCTTATAATGATATTTTTGAAAACAAGATAAAGTACAAGTCAAACACGCAATATGTTTTTTCTATCGAATGGAAAGCCTTTGTCGTTCAAACTACCACATATGATGGATTAAGTTTAACGGTTCATTACACGGATGGAACTAAAGAATCACTTTTCAACACAACGAGAACTCAATCTACCAACACTCGCACGGATTTCATCACGCAAAAAGGGAAAACAATACAAAAAATAAGCTGTACTTATGGAACATCGTATGTTATGACTCTTGTCTACTGCCTCGCCCTCTACGAGGGTAACAAGGTCTTGTCCGAACCTCCTGTTGCGACTGAAGACCTAACCGGGCAGAGTAACGTGAACCTCGTGGACGGGGGGAAAGAGGTGACGGTTGAAAGTAAACATTACTCGACGTTAAAAGTACCAGTGATAAAGCCTAACACCGTGTACACGGTTCGGTTTACCAACGTGGAGGTAATATCTGGAGATACCCCTTCCGGGTACGAGTTCAGGTTATACGACACGGGGTTATCCGCCAATTACAGCACGGTAAAAATAAAAGCTGGAGATAATCACGGGATATTAATTACCTCTAATAACTTTACCATTTCAATAGAGGGAAGATTATTATTTTACCCGGGCATACAATCAGAAGGGATAGAACGGAGTGTTAAATACACCGAAATCATGCTCGTCGAGGGCTTCACCCCTCCTTCTTCTTACTCTCCATCGCCGGGGGACGTGCAAAAAGAGATTGATGACGTGAGCGATGCCGTTTCTAATCTGGATACCACGATTAACACCACGTTCAAGGACGGTATTATCAGCGAGGCAGAGGCGAAAGCGATAGCGTCAAACATAAACATTTTGAACGCAGAAAAGGCAGATATTGACGCTTATTACAACAAATTACACGCTAACGCCTATCTAACCGGGACGGCTAAAACGAACCTTGCAAGTGCCAAGACGGCATACAACACCGCTCACGCTAACTTGATCAACTCGATCAACAAGGCTATCGCTGACGGGAAGACAACGGCAACGGAGAAAGCTGACGTGGACGCTAAATTCACAGCTTACAATAACGCTTTATCCGCTTATCAAACGAGGGTCGGGGAAGCTGACAAGGCTATACAGGACACGATAAAGAAAGTGGCGGATAACGCTCAAGCATCGGCCAATACTGCCCAGTCAGCCGCCAATGCCGCACAATCAACGGCGAATCAAGCGCAAGCTGACGCTAAAACTGCGAACGACAAGCTTAAAACTTGGGCGAGCGATAACTACATCTCCCCGCAGGAGAAAACTGGACTGAAACAACAGAAAAGCGATATACAAGCGGAGTACAAGGACATCGAAGCGAACGCCAACAGGTATGTAATCTCGTTAGCGTCCTACATGGCGGCATACAACGCAGCCATATCCGCTTTAAACAAGTACACCGCAACGTCACCGGAGAACATATCGGTTAGTTCTGATTACAACAACATAGCGGCCTACTACACCGCCCGCCAAACCATCCTTAACTCGATAGCCGCAGCGGCGAAAGCGCAAGCTGACAAGGCGACCGGGTCGATCGGCATGGACGGGGGGAAGATGTTGTACAAGGACCCGGAGTTCAAGAAGGGATATAACGGGGTATCCGTTTACCATGCACAGAATAACGGTGGAAAGGTTATGCTTACTAGGATTATGAAGTCCACCGGAAATACAAGTAACGGTGATTACACATCCTCCGAGGCGGCACATATAAAAGAGGAAGCGGCAGGTTCACCCCACAACGGTTCGGACTGGTGCCTGTACATTAGAGCGTACGGGGGAACAACTACTAGTCACCTTGGAGGCTTTGGTTTCGGTAACCAATCCCGTGCCAACGCCGTGTTCATCGTGAAAGTGAGTGCCAAGATACCCGTGGGGTACACTTTAAAAAACGCTCATAACGCCCACGGGGATAATTACAAGCAGGAATTTTTAACCTCGATGGCGGGAACGGGGAAATACGAGACTTACATTTTCAAGGAAACGTGCGGTTCAACCGGAACTTTTGGCACGATAAACTGGCCTCACCTTTCCGGCCCGGTGAAGCCGGAAAGCGATCCCTTGGAATGGTTCGTTGACTACGCTACCGTTTTCGACATGACCGCTGACGGGTACGGGGACATCGAGTCTGTGACGAAAGACGATTTCGCCTCTCAGCTTGGGTTTGCTGACTTTGATGCTCTAGTAGCAAACGCTATAACGAAAGGACCGTTGATCAAGGCGGGGTATATTAATGCAGACTTGATCGAGACGGACAAGCTAGTAGTGAATGATGCTTTCGTGAATAAAATAGTATCGAATCAAGCGTTTATTAGCAAGCTTGATGGGTACGAGTTTAATTTTGAAAAAGGAACTGCCGGCGGTTTTAAAATGGAATCCACCCTATTGTACTCCGGGGCGAAATTCGGCACTGGTGGTGCTGGAATAGCCATGCAGTCCATGACGAACAATTACGGGTTCAACGTGTACAAGGATAATAATAATTACGTGGAGATGTTCCAACGTTCTAGCGAGTGGGGATTGAAGGGAGTGGTTAATGGTAGTCCTGTATTTCAATTTGGATCAACAAATAAAATTGGGCCTTTCGATTATGACAAAAGCGACTTGATTAGCAATATTGGTGACAACAAAATGACACTTAACGCTCAATACATCAAATTCGAGTACATGAGAGGAACCACTAATTCGCATTACGTTTATCTTGGTACACCGGGAAATGCCGGTTATGGTTCAAACACGTTACTCGTGGTGGAAGGTGGGGATATATATCATCAAGGTTACATTTATAGTGAAAATAGAGTAGGAAGATTTTACTCTAGTGATATTCACTTGCGTGGTGAAATGAAAATGTATGACAGGGCAACCATCACGGATTATGATGGTAACGTTTTAATCAAGAACGGGAAATTTTGCGCCCCAGTCAAGTCGATCTCATTTTACGGAACTTCAATGTCTTTCACCCCATCGGCTGTAATATACGGTATAAATTTGATTGGATCTGCTGGTGTTAACGTGAAAATAGCAGCCGGGTATCAAGGACAAATATTGATCCTGATGAATTACTCCGGGAAAAGTTTTAATATAGTAAAAAACAATAACGATCTCATAACGAGAGTGGGAGCTGAAAAATCAGCGGTATTATATTTTAGTGGATCTGATTGGACAGGTCTCATGGTTGGTGATTTTTATAATACTTAAAAAAATACGCATGGAAAACAAGACGATCAAAATCAATTTCGAGAAACTGAAACTCACGAGCCTGTCCGGCGAGGTGAAAGAGATGGATACAAGAGAGGCCGTTGGTGAGCTAATCTATTCCGGGGCGAACGGTATCGGTTACAAGTTGCTGGCGGAAAAGATTTACAAGTCAAAGGGCGAGGTAGAGCTAGACGAGAACGAGGGGAAATTACTTGTCCATTTGCTTGACAGCGATTTTTTCACGAACAAGCTAACGGACGCAATACGTGATTGCATGAAATAAAAAAGGGGCGTTCCGTCTCGGAACAGACCCCGCTTATGCAACGAGGCTACCTTGTAACCCCGAGACAAAGGTATAACTTAAATTTAAATATCATGAATAAGAAGCAAATTTTTTGGTTGATCGTTACTCTAGCGGCGGTGGCGTTGATCGTTTTCGTGAAGGTAGTCCCGGCTTGGGTGTCGTTGACGAGTGTTATTTCCTTCGGTTGCGGCGTGGTGCTGGGATACTGGGGCAAGATGTTTCGTGAGAAGTATATCAAGGGATAGCGATGGAAGAATTAAAAGAGATAGTTGACCTGATCAGCAAGATCGTTACGATAATAATCGTGCCGTTGCTCGGGATATTCTTGTTCTACAGTTCCAAGAAACGAAAAGAGACGGCGGCGGCGGTCAAGGCAGAGGCGGACAATACAAGTCAATACGCTGCGGAATGGAAGGAGTTGTACGATAAGAAGGAAGCGAAGGTAATAGAGCTAGAGGGGACGGTAAGCCGGCTTTACTCGGAGAAGAACGAGGATCGTTTAAGGATACGGGAAAGCATGGAAGAGATAACACGTTTAAAGATGGAAAACCAGAGATTAGATTTCTTGAAATGTAACATAGCGTTGAAGTGTTTTAAAAGGGTTCCACCTAACGAATTTATAGAGAAGGAGGATAATGATGAATAACGAGCGATTGAGCAATAATTTCACGCTAGACGAGTTCACCAGAAGTGATACCGCTAGCAGGCTGGGAATAATTAACGAGCCGGGAGATAAAGAACTGGCGGCGTTACGTGTACTGGTTAGCCGGACGATACAGCCCTTACGGGACGCTCTTGGCGTGGCTATTCACGTCAATTCGGGATACAGGTGTCCGGAGCTAAACAAGGCGGTGGGCGGTGTACCCACGTCGCAACACCAGAAAGGCGAGGCGGCAGATTTAAGTATAGACGGTAAGGCGAATGACATTCTAGAGGCGTTAGAGAATAACAATATCCCCTTCGACCAAGCAATACTTTACCGGAGGCAGAATTTCCTTCACGTGTCGTTAAAGCTTGACGGGGTGCAAAGAAGTAACGTTATAATAAAGATGTGACATGAGAATAAGGGTAGGCAAAAACATATTTTTCAAGTTAACGGTGAATCGACTAAACGACGAGCCGGAAGATTTCACGGACGCTAGAAACGTGAGGTTGACGATAAACCGGAAGTACAGCAGTTATCAAGTATCTCCCCCTCTAACGATACACGACAACATTATCGAGTTCGAGTTCGTTGGCGGAGGTAACGCAACGTCAGGACAGTACGAGATACACCTGTATTACGAGAAGCTGAACGAGGCTAGCGTGACCGGCGTTGACAAGTTCTACCTTGACTTCTGCAACGCTTTCATTCTCGTTGACTTGACTTGCAAGGAAGACGCCGGTTTCGAGAGCGAATCACCGTCCATCAACTTGAAAGGGGTTATCGAGCGTAACAGGGACGGGAAAGACGGGGTGACACCGAGGATAGACCCGGAAACGAAACGCTGGATGATCGGTATAGAGGATACCGGGATCGTGGCAGAGGGGAAAGACGGCTTAACCCCGTCTATCGGCGAGAACGGCAACTGGTGGATCGGGGACGTTGACACTGGTAAACCTTCCCGTGGCAAGGCTTTCGAGTATTCCGATTTCACGGAAGAACAGATTCACGAGTTACAGGAGCCGGCTAGGGACATGCTAGAGGTCTTGGATACACTTGATAAAGCGGTGACTGCAAACGAGCAACAGCGAATCACGAACGAGGTTACACGAGGTTCTAACGAGGATGCCCGGGAAGAAGCGGAGAACCTAAGACGAGAGACAGAAAATACCCGTGCCAGCAACGAGGAAGCTAGAGAAACGGCAGAGACTGGCAGGGCGAGTGCCGAGGATAACAGGGTAAAAGCCGAGCAATCGAGGGTTGAAGCGGAAAGCAACAGGGTGAAAGCGGAAACCCTCCGTGTCGAGAAAGAGAACAATCGTCAAAAAGCGGAAAGCACTCGTGATACCAACGAGCAATCACGAAAAGAAGCCGAGACGAATCGTGTAAAAGCAGAAGAAGGACGTGTTACCGAGTTCAACCGCTTGAAATCCGAATCAGAAACGGCAACGCAAAACGCCACGACACAAGCCGATTACGCCAAGCAGCAAGGGGACAACGTGGCGGGGACGGTGAACGAGATAAAGACGGCGCAATCTGGGTTACTCGTAAGGGTAAACGATTACATGTACGACGTTAGCGGGTTGTTGGGAAAACTGGCGTACAGGGACGGGGGTGGCGTGGATGAGAAAAATATGACACTTGGAAAATTCTTTAATAGTAATGGGGTATTAGTAGATGATTCAACGGGGAAATTATCATATCAATACGTAAATATAGATAAGAGTAAATGCTACAAAATTAAAATATCAAATCAAGGAGTTGGTATTTACACCCTTTGTTTGTTTGATATAAATAATAATTTGCTAAAATCAATTTTGAGCAGTGTTGATGGTTATTTTATTTTTACTGGAGTTTCAAAAATTGGAATAAGCGGTATTAATAATCAAAACTTGATCGTTCAATCCTTCGACATCCAAGACCTCACCACCATTCTCAACACCCAGCAAGGGAACCGTGCCTTGTACGTTGCCGCCGGGGCTAAATACAACGAGCAAACTGGATTCTACGAGCTGAACGGGCTGACGGATATAACGGAGGAACAGATGAGAACGATTTACATTCAAACCCATCACGTTACAAGACAAACGAGTTTTGCGGCTTCATTGGCAAATACAAATAGTATTAGAACAAATTACCCGCTTGAAGTTTTTGGTGGATATCGTCATATTGACGTTCATGCCATGTTTGCAGGATGTGTAAGTTTAGAGGTTGCAGCTCTGGGCATAAATGTTAATAGGATAGTTTATCCAAGTAGTGTTCACTACCTTTTCCAAAACTGCAAAAAATTAAAAGAAGTCATTGGTATTATACGAATGGATTATGCGAGTTCATCAGAAAAATATGAGAAGATGTTTTACCAATGTTTTGCTCTAGTTTTTGTGAGTTTAAGAGGGGTGAAATATGATATTTCCTTTTCTGATTCCCCTCTCATCAGCCTCGAATCTTTGCAATTCATGATCACTAATGCTGCCAACACGTCACCGATCACGGTTACCGTTCACGCTGATGTATATGCAAAGATTCAAGATGAAACAAACGCTGAATGGCACGCCTTGATCGAGACCGCAGCAGCTAAACAGATAACATTCGCAACCGCTTAAAAATAGAAACCATGATACATATCACGAGCAAAGAAGTGTACAGCGATTCCGGCAAGTTCATTCACAGGCTTGGCACGGAATCTTATTTCAAACGATCTACCTTGTTACCGGGTGATACAGTAGATAAATTCGAGGAAGTCGATGAAGTACCGGAAGAAACGGGAACTAACTACAATGAAGAGGTGAATAGCATGATCCGACAGAGATACTCTCTTTCTGAAGAGTTAGCCATCCTCCGACAAAGGGATTCAAAGCCGGACGAGTTCGCGGCTTACAACGAGTACGCCGAGTATTGTAAAGTGGAAGTAAAAAATAGAAAGCATGAAAACAACGATACTTTTAATGATCTTGTTGATGTCGGGTTGTAAGAGCGTGAAGTACATCCCGGTGGAAACGACTGAAACGAAGACTGAATACAAGGGTAAAGAAAGCAAGGATTCTACCGTTGTAAAAGAAGTCGTGAACACTCGTGATTCAGTTGTCTTTCGTGATTCTGTCGTGTATACATACAACGACAAGGGAGAGCTTTTAAGCAAGGAAATTTGGCACTGGAAAGAAAGATACAGGGACAAAGACAATGAATACCACGAGCTAAAGGCAAAATACGATTCGTTGAACGTTGCAAAGCGAAATTCTATCCGTGTTCCTTACCCGGTTGAAGTAATAAAGGTGAAATATCGTGTCCCGAGATCGTTATGGTGGCTCGTTATCCTGCTAGCCGGGTTAAGCGTCCCTTCCATCCTTAAAATACTACGTAAACTAAAGCTGATAAAAATATAGAAGGAAGAAGCTCACTTCCCTGATGTAATAGTACCACCCATTAAATCCTGCTGTAAGACTTCTTCCGGTTAATCTTACGGCGGGATTTTTATTTTGTTACATTAAAAACAGGAAAAATGGAAAAAATTTTCAATCAGGTGGTAAAAATAGTCTCCGAGGAAACCGGGATAAACGATAACGATTTAATACATAGCAAGAAAGAGGAATGCGTTGACGCTCGATCTATCTTGATAAATTTATTATCAGAACTCGGTTTTACCGATACTTTAATATCAAGGTACACTTGTTTAACCCGTCAAGGTGTCAACAAGCTCAAGAACACGTTTCACGACAGGAAGAGGAATTCTTTCATCTTGTCAACGAATTATCAACAAATAAGAAACGAACTAGCAACCAATAATTTAATTAGCAACTAGTTATAACTGAAATTTGTGATACCCGGTAATGGTGCCGGGCGATTATAAATTTCAAGAATATGAGTGAAACTAAAACTTTTGTATTCCCGAACGAAGGAGGTAGCGGAAACGGGATGCTGGGTATGCTTGCCCCGCTTCTCCAGAAAAACGGGCTTGACCCGAACTTGCTTTTAGCCATGAACAACCGTGGAAACGGCGGATTCGGTGGCGAGGGAGGCTGGTTCCTTTGGGTTATATTTTTGTTTTTCCTCTTCCCGCTCATGGGACGTGGCGGGCTCTGGGGAGGAAACGGCGAGAACGGTGGATTAGGTGCCATCCCGAACCTTATCAACAATGACAACGGTAGAGAATTGCTGATGTCCGCCATCCAAGGTAACGGGCAAGCCATCAACACGCTGGCAACCAACTTGAATTGCTCGGTGGGACAAATCCAGCAAGCCATCAACGGTGTCATGTCTCAAGTTCAGCAAGTTGGCAATCAAGTCGGACAAAGCTCCATGCAGATCATCAACGCCATCCAGCAAGGGAATTGCCAGATCGCCCAACAGATCGCTTCTTGCTGTTGCGAGAGCCGCCTTGCAATCTGTCAACAAACCAACACCTTGCAAACCGCCATCAACGGCGTGGCCACGGGCCAAGAGAGAGGTTTCGCCTCGCTTGCCTTCGAGAGTGAACGCCAGACTTGCGCTTTGAAGGGAGCGATAAACGATTCAACGCAAGCCATCCTTGCCGGGCAACGGGCGGCAGAAATGCGCGAAATGCAGAACAAGATTGACCATTTGCGTGAAGAGAACAGCACGTTCAAGAGCTCGGCAATGACCTCGCAAATCGTTGCGCAGGCAACTGCACCGTTAGGAGCGGCATTGAGTGACTTGAGCGGGCGTTTAGCAAAAATCGAGTGTAACCAGCCGGAAGTGGCCAAGGTACCTTACAGCCCGGTCGTGGGTGTTCCCACTTGCGTGGCGGCACAATACGGGTTAGGATACGGCTTGCCATACGGTAACGGGTACTGGGGATAAAGAAAGGGGGGTAAATATGCCGTTTATAAATCCTTTCATAATGGCTAACAAGAACGGGATCCCGAGGCTTGAAAGCACGGGAGTTACGGTAGGAACCGCCAACGTGCGTTTCTCGTTCCGTAATCACCCTTTCCTGTCCGCTCCTTTCAGTGGCTTGATCCTTTTCAAGCTGGCACAACCCGTTCCAGCTGGCACCACGGGAACGCTCCCGGTGGTTTTCGACACGAACGGGACGACTCAAGACCTCACGACGATAGCGGGTGCCAACGTGACGGCCTCAGATATAACGGGAACGGGTATTTACCTGTGTTATTACGAGTCTGGAAGTAACACCTTGCAAATCTTGACAGGAGTAGTGTAGAACCGAAAGCGGGAGTTATCCCGCTTGTTAAAGAGTTAATTAATCATGTTTCAAAGTCTAAGACAACAGAATATATTTTACATCCTTCAAAAAGGCGACAATCCCAGTTTGAAGGTCGGTCAGGTGGTTTCCGTGAGTAACCCGCAACCCAAGTACGGCCAACTCGTGCCGGGTCAAGCCTTCGGGCAAAACGTGGAAACGGTAGTTGACGTGTCGGTGAAGGTCGGGGAGGAAACGATGGAGTTCAAGCAACTCCCGGCAACCTTGTCTATCGCCAATTTCGGTTCTAGCGGTGTCGTGGTATCCGAGAGCAGGGAGGCGATGAACGCAGAGGTTGAAGCGATGCTAAGAACGAGCAAGCAAGTGCTAGAGAGCATCCCTTATCATGAAAGCGTCATAGCCTCTTGTGATGACATGCTAAAGGTGTTAAACCCGCAACTCGCTAAAGAGAAAGCGCAAGAAGAGAAAATCGGGCAGCTGGAACAAAAGGTTTCCGGCATGGAAGGCACGCTGACGGATATAAGAGAGATGCTGTCGAAAGCTTTAAACGGTAGTAGTAACAGTAAAAAAACAAGTTAAATGGTTATGATCGAAATATCAGAGAGCAAGGTCGAGAAAATGTCCGACTACGCTGAAAAAATGGTTCGTTACGGGGGCAAGCTGATGCAGTGCCTTGAAGAACTTTCCAGCGGCGAAAGCATGGGTGAACGCTGGGACGATGACGAGGATTACGATGACATGGGAGAACGTGGCGGTTACGGCGGCGGATCCGGTCGTGGTAGTTACGGGAATCGCAGGGGTGTTCGTGGAACCGGCAGGTATTCACGTTACCGGTAGTGTTTAACCGGGAGGCGGGTCATCTCGCCTCCTTTTAAAATTAATTACGATGTGTAGACCAGCTTTAGACGTGTACGACGATATGCCACGGGAAATGAAGGCTTATTTAAGAAATAACGGGTGGCATTTCAACAAGAAAGCGGTGGAGTACGCCGCCTCGATGATGAAAAAAAAGAACCTGGCAACCGGGAAGATGGAAAAGATAGATCCTTACACGAAGGAGCAAGTTGACGAGATGTTGTCGAGAAACGGTGTCAAGCTAGAGAATGCCACCGGGCTTGATTACGTGTACGCCGCCAACATGGCGAAGGCGGATTTTCTCGGTTCCTCGATAAAGGACGAGCAGCATCTAGCCTTGCACGTGAAAGACGTTATCGACGATCCGGATGCCGCTGACGGGACAACGATGAGAAGGTGGTACGCCACGATGGTGGCCGCAGGTGAACCTGTTGAATGGGACGAGATATTATGAGAGGGTTAAAGTACTTGTTAAGGTTCCTGCGTGGGGAAAGCACGGAGAGTATCATTAAATCGATGCCAGAGGAAGATTTTAACAAGATAAAGGGATTCGCTCAAGGTATTGATAAACGTGCCTTGAATCGAGCGCAAAGGCGTAGATTGGAGAAACAACTTGCGAAATTGAACAGATGATAGTTAGAGACCTGTATATCGACCGTTACGACTGGCACTTGAGGGTGTTCTACGCCGTGGATTGCTATTACACCCGTGATATAATCGACGAGTTAAAAGCTATCCAGTGTCCTAGGAAGAATCTCGAACGAGCCTACCGGAACATGGCTTCATGCAGGTTGAACACGGGTCTCACTTACTCGAATAACGCCCTGCGTGAAACGGTGATGGTTATCGGGACGTGGTCAAGTCCGGCAGAGTTCGATAACTCTTTCTCGCACGAGTTGAGACACTTTACCGACCACGTTGCTAAAGCCTTCGGGTTAGAAACAGGTGGGGAGGATGTCGCTTACCTGTCCGGGGAGATCCGGAGGGAGTTGTTCCCGGTTAACAAGATGTTCCTTTGTGCTTGTTGTAATCACGACAAAGATATAGAGAGAGAAATTTGTAGATGTAAAACTTTAAAAAAACACGCTCCATGAAAAACGATGCTAATTTAGTGTATTTAATTGACTTGCTGGATAACGAGTGTATCGCCGGGGTCGCTGCTATAATCATAGCGGAGATGCTTGCTATCGTTTGAAAGCGGTTAAACAGTTACTTGAAGTGTAGCACGATTGGCGGCGTGTTAGAGGGGCGGGATGCCCCTTTATTTTTGTCCACGCGTATCTTTTATTGTTTTGAACCATTATAAATAACGTCATTTCATGAAAATATTTGCTTGCATATTTGCAAGCAAACGATATTTGTATTATATTTGTAACATCAAACAATAACAATAGAAGCGGGGGCAACGCTATAAATTCTGCACGAAAGACATGAGACTAGAGATTAACAAGGATGAATTAACCGGTTATTTTAAAGATGTTAACTTCGTTGAACACGAGTTTTCAACGCTCAAAAGATTCATGGAGTCAAGCTTTGCCCCTGACGAGGATCATAAAATTTTGCTTGATCAAGCATTTTTAAGTTTCCCTGATATTTTGATTTATCTAGTGAAAGATCGTAGGTATATCGTGATCGGCGATGAAGTGTACATGTCTTCACGCAACGTTGATGTACTTCCAGTTTTATTAAGCACTATTGATAATTACACTTATTGCAATTTAATGTAAAGTGGTCATGGATAATAAAGAACTAAGACAACAAGTTTACGACGCTATCAATCGTGCCGGGTTGCGTAGTTATAGAGAGTCGCTCGAGAGTGTTTTAGAGAAGGGTATAATCTTCACGAAGGCACAACGAATTCAAGAGATAATTGACGTTGTGAAAGATATAGATGGACTCTCGTTAACAGGAGAAAGATTTTTCGGGTTCAGTAACGGCATATTGTTCACGATAAAAAAGTGTTGATTTTTTTTGCAAATCGCTATTTTTTTATTGATAAATTTGAGATTTCGAGCAATGGATGACAGGGAAAGAATAGGGTTGATGATCGCAACGTCACGTAAAGAGAAGGGATTGTCTCAAAGAGACCTCGCCGGGTTAACGGGATTGAACTACACGAACATCTGGAAAATAGAGAAGGGGAAATACTCGGTAGGTCTTGATATTTTGAGTAAAATATGCAAGGCGTTAGGTAAACGTGTCGACATCGTTGATATTCAGGGAAATGAAGACGAATAATAAATTTCTACGCTATCTATAATTAAAAAAGAAAGTGAATTAAAGACGGCAATCCTGATTCACTTTCTTTTAGACTATTATCTAATAAAAATAGTTTATAACGTCGTTTCAGAGAAATCTAGCTCGTATACAACCTCTCCATTTTTGTCCTTGCTAAAATAAGCTACCCCGATAAGTTCGGAGAACTGGTAAGCAGTCCAAAAAGGAACCGAAACCTTCCCGTGATCAGGAACCTCGATGGTTGCCCGTAATTTTTCAGCTTCTTCTTTGCACAATCTTTCTAGCATCTCAAAACTATCCGTTCTTTTCCCAAGTTTAATAGAGATTCCAGAGTCAATACTATCATCCTCGATATATTCTTCTTCCATAAATTTTAATTTTAGGTTATTGGCAGTATTTTAAAAGTTCATGTATCACTTTGATGCTAAAATATTTTATTCAGACATCGGATCTATCTCTGGATGCAATTTCAAGTATTCATTTCTTAACTCGATACCCATTAACATAGCAATAGTGTTAATGGTTATATTCGTGCCTTCAAATACTGGATGAGTGTACACGAAATCTTTGATTTTTTTGAAATCTTTATTGTTAGATACACTGAAACATATCCTTGCCGCACAAGAATCAACATCTAATGCTGTTTTGTTTCTCATTTCTGATATTTCAGAATTTAACAAACGAAGTAGAGGTTGCTTGTTGTTTTCAAAGAAATCGTTTGCTCCACTCTCGTTAAATAATTTACGTCCCTTTTCATTTAGTTGTCTAGGGCTATTCATTCTGGTGAACTCATCATAGTCAGCCCCACCTCTTTTTATAAGAAATCTTTCAAGGGTGTCAATTTTAAATAGAGCTTTATTAACCAATTCAATAAGTTTGTCGTGTTCCTTGTCGTTGTCATTATGCATGTTATTGTGCTTATCTTCCCATTTCGTGAATTTTCTTGCTATACGATAACACGTGATGCTAACGATGAAGATGATGGCAAATGTTGGCCAATTATCTACAATATATTGTAATGCAACGCTTTCCATAATATATTATTAAAATTGGTGCGCAAATGTATAATCATTTATCAAATATAGCAAATTTATTTTATTATCCAATGCTACTTTCACATAGTGGTATATTATACGATAGCAAATAACAAAAGTTTATTTGATTATAAATTTAAAATTAGTCTATATAAAAAAAGCGGCCCCCGTTTCCAGAAGCCGCCACGTTGCTACTCTAACTTGCATCACTCGCCACGCAGCACATCTAGCATAGTACGTTTAATTGTTGCATGGTGGGTATTTCTCTAAAACCAGAGCGGGATCAACAGGCACTTCTAACAAGTACCATATATCGAACCTCTCGCTGATCACGAGGGGCGAGATGTCGATTATAACTTGTTTTGTTTCGTTATCCATAAAAAAGTGGCTTAACGTTCGCTGTCAGCAAGGAATCGCCAGAGACCTAACAATCAAACTACTAGCCAAGCCACCGTATAGGAAGCCCAACTAGCTCATTTGATTGTTCAATTTTGAAACTGGCGATTTCTGCTGAACAATGAACTAGTTCGTAATATTTTCGTGGCACACCTTCACGTGCCGTGGTGCAAAGATATAAAATATTTTAATAACACTTGTCGGATATGAAATTATCCTTCCCGTACTTCGTTATCCAATCTCGTATTATCTTTATCCGGTGTTGCGAGTAGCAAAACACCTTGGATTCAACGGAAAACCACAGGAACCTCAGTCTTCTCCGGTACAGGGTTATCACGCTGCCCCTTGTTTCGATCTTGTAAGTACGTTTCATTTCATCTTGTTTTAACCTGTTTTTGGTCTACCTCTTTCTTGAAAAAGAAGTTACTGATTTTCTTTTCACTATCAACAATTATCCCGGTTAACTCCCAGCCGGATTGGCCAAGCTCGTTTAACCGTTGCTCGTCCGGTATCATGCCATAACCGAACGTTAGCACCTTGTACTCGAATTTTTTCATGATGTGCCTCTATTCCTGTTTATCGGTTTCTTCTACTTCAATGAATATCACGTCTGTATGATCTTCACGATCTTTCTTTGCGCATGAACCTATATATTCAATGTGAATATTATTTAAACAAAATGAATCCCATGCATGATTATAAAACGCACATTCTATGCATTTTATCCCCTCCACGCACTTCAACGTCTTGAGTCCGAACTGGAAGGTTTCGCCTACTTTATATTCAGTTTTTGCCATAATTATTTAGTGTTAAGAGTATTCCAATCACTAGTTGTTAAAACTTGTCCCTCGTTTATCTTTTGAGTAGTCAAGTTGATTATTTGAGACCAAATATATTCTTCCATTATTCTTTCTGTTTAAAGTGAGCGATTATTTCGGTGGGGGTGGCCTTGTGGAAGTTTTCTAGGTTTATGTCTCTAGGCATGGCAAAATATTGGAAATAGGATAATCCACCTTTATCAGTGTTATCCATGTATATTATCCATTCTTTCCCGTTGGTAAACCATTGATTGTGATCCGTGTCATCTCTTAACGCTGCCAACGCAATAAACAAATCTTCATCGTATTCACAATCAATACATTCATCCCATCCTTTTCCATCTGGGTTATCAGGGTTAAATGCACCATTGCATATCCATATATTCCCATTTTCTACCATTATGTGGTAATAGTATATATCTTGCTTTACTTGTATATATCCTAACTCTTTCAACTTATTCCGAAGTTCGGGAGTATTTTTTCTTATGAAACAGGGGGTGGTGAAACTCATATATTTATTCATTTAAAAGTTTATCACTTAACCAGTCTAACACTGTACATATTTTATGCTTATTCCCGATAGCGATAAACATTACAGTGTCATAGATACAACTTACTATGCACATTGGCATAAACAGAACTATAAATATTAATCTACATATTACTTTCATAGGTCGGATAGGTTGGGGGTGGGTGAATTTAATATCGAATCTACCAAGCTGGAAATACTAGTGGTCCTAGATTGAAATATATCGTTATTGTATCTACATTCGGCATCACTAGCACATATCTTTCGTTGTTCTTCACATAACTTATCCGAGAATACTTGTAATGATTCCTCAAATACGGTCCAGTAGAATTTCTGAACTAGAAAAATGGATGTTAATAGATGTTCTTGAGGGGGTACTTGTTCTTCAAGTTTCTTCTCGTAATCCGGGCAGAACTTTTTAAAAAACTCTTCTTGTGTCATAATCAATGTTTTAATTTTTGGTCACCTTATTTGTAAGGCGAGCAGATGTTTATGATTTGCTCCCGTCACAAATGTCGGGAGCAAGATTATCACATTATTCTAGCAACTTGCTTGGTTACTTTTACAATTTCAAACAGCTTGGCTATAAAATCAAGACCTTTTTGAGTGACAAGCACCTTTACAACCATAAACCCGTCATGGTTATCCCGGTCGATCCATTTCTCTTTTAACTCGAAATAACCACGCTTGATATACTCTTGCTTCGATTCGTTCCGGTTGGAGAAGAACACACCCTTCTCTCGTAGCTTTTGAAAGAGGGTGTTTCTTCCGAATGGTAATTGGAGAATTTTGGCAGCTTGCCCGATGTCGATTTTTTGATCCGTGTCCATCACCTTATCCATTAACTCGGCTTTCGGTTCAAGGATGCTATTCCGGTGTTCGAGTTGTTTTAGTTTCTCGTCTTTTTTCTTGATCGTCTCTTGTGCGACAAGTATGGCACGAGCCATGATTATCTCCGGGGTGTCATCCTCGGAAGTGATGAGATAACCTCCGGTTTTTCGAATAGAGGGCAAAATCTCACTTGTCACCCATTTCCGGAATTGCTTTGCTTCTTGTTTCCGGCTATCAAGTATCGCATCATACAATCCATCTTCATTCACGAAGTTTGCCTGTTGAATGCCTCCTGCTGTTAGAAGGGGTTGGGTTGAAACCACCCCCCTCGTCTAAACGTTGTCTCACATCACCTTGTCTTAATCCAAGTATGTTACACACGTCGGAAAGACAAAATAATGGTTCCCCGTTCAACTCGATTACTCTGACTTCTCCGAATTGATCGTTTTTGAATAATTGAATGTCGTTCATGATTTTAATTTATCGTCAGTAATAATAATTCAATAGTTTACTAGCCACCTTGGCCAATTCTTTTTTCATTTCCTTGTTCTCCTTTTCAACCTTTTCGAGCTTTGCCCAAGCGAATTGGCCGGACATGATGTTGTTGTTGAGAATAGCGAAGATATTTGTTAATTGCTCCTTGATGGTTCCACATCTTAACAGGGAGAGACCGGACATATCCCCGGCTTGCTGCACCCCGTGTTCTTTCTTTAACATTTTCTCGTGGCCCTTGATGCGTGAATTTATATCCTCGCAGAGTTCCCGTATTGTTTTGATGATTTCATCCTCTCTCACGGTGATTCCCGCAAGCTTTCTTTCCATCTCGTTAAAGGCGTTGATATAGGCTTCTTTGAAACGGGCCGCTATCTTTCCGGTGAAGCCCATAGCTAGGAAGGTGAAACCGTCACGGGTTAAATAATACATCGGTTCTTTTTTCGTGGCGTTGTTGGGTAACTTCCTAAGATAGAACGAAGATTCAAAATTGAATGCTTGAAAATCACTACTACATTCTAAATTTCGAATGTCACGTAAAACGTTGTGGTGTGTCTTCTCGAATACTTTTGACACTTGTAAAGAAGTAGTAACAACCTTGTTGTTTACTACGGATACTAACCCGTTAGCGGAAACGGGGAATAATTCTAATTGTTTCATCTGGTTGTAGCATTAGATGAATTAAACAAAAACAACTCCACGTAATCAAAGTTTGCTACAACCACATACATCATAGAGACACATGAACTGATTACGGGAGTTGTTATATTTTCTCTCGTCTCTAAAGCGATCGCACTCTTGCGATGCTGTATGTAATTGTAGCATCACAAAAGTACGAATAAAACCGGATAAAACAAATTCCACGAAAAAAGCGAGTAGAAAATTACTCGCCTTGATACTAAAATTATAATTATATGGATTAATTATCAGAGATACCCTAATAGATTATTGTTTCCCGTGGCAATGTTTATATTTTTTACCACTTCCACAAAAACAACGATCATTCCGTCCCGGTAGATTACCTTTAATAAGAGGTTGCCCGTTCTTTATACCTTCAACAAAATCAATTTTTTGCATAGATGGTATTCTAAATGTCATCACGGTGTTCCCTCCAAAATTTGAAATAGAAAAATCGCCTTGATTTATAATATCCATCCCGATTAATATACCGATTTTATCATCTCGAGACAATTTGGAACACTCGGTCACTTTAGATTTTATCGTGATCTGTTCATTGTGCAGTGTTATGTTTAAATAATAAACATTAGACTCTTTACTACCATGAACGGAGTTTACGATAGTTTTACTGACACAAACTAAACCTAATTGCTGTGCGCAATTTTCAGTTATCACTGAATTTGTTGCCCCAGTATCCCAAATAGCTTCTGTTTGTAATGTTTGACCTGTAAATGTATTTTGAATCGTAACCGTGGTCGTAATACAATTTACAATATTCCCAAACGAACGAGATAAAGCGTGAACATCCATAACTTAAGCAAAAACAACTCTAGAATGAAAAGTTTGATTGTATGATTCAGCAGAACCTGTGCATTGTTGAATAATAAATGAACCCAGTTCAAAATTAGAAGCAGCCCAATTTAATGCAGAATCAAAATCATCAAAGTCCCCTTCTACTTTGCAATCTTTTATCACCAAGTATTTATCAGGATAATCCTGATATAATTCAGCTTGATTTTTAGTAAAGTATTCAAAATTATTCATGGTTTCTTTTATTTTGTGCCAAAAGTATGAACATTATCCGTAATTTCAAATTTCAACGCCAAATTTTTATGACCTAGGAGTTATTCTTCCGGCTTTTTAGTTGTTCCTAGTAGATGCTCGTTGCCCTCGTAAGGAATCCATTTATTCCACGTCAGTCCACCTACACCTACCATCGAACCATTGAGTTCATACCCGAATTGAACGAGGGTCCAAAGTTCCATATCGCTAAATTTAGCGAGGCATAAATCCAGAGGTTTAAACACGTGTCTTGGTTTGGATTCCTTTTTCACGTCCTCGATCTGTTTAGCTTCCGGGTTCCACGCCTTGCCTTCTTTCAATAAAGCGTCGGTTAACTTGGCTATCTCGAAGGGGGTGGAGGGTTGGATACTGGTTATATAAAAACCATCGCTACAATATAAATCAAAAAATAATTTATCATCGGTAACGTCGAAAAGCACGTGATGAAGAATAGGATTCATGTTCCCTTTCACGTATGACTTGTAGACGAGTATATACACATTGTCTCTTGATTTTAAAGTCAGGTAATCCCCCTCCTTCCAAGTCAAGTACTCGGGGACTTCCAGTCGTAAATCCAAACAACTTTTCTTTTCCATGTTATATATTCCTTGTGCCGTGAACGTATCAACCTCCGTGATATTACTTTTCTCATTAAAGAAACTTGCTATTAACGGGAAATCGCCCTCGGCATCATATTTTATTATCTCGTACTCTAATCCTTCTTCATTCACTATTTTCCCCTCCACTTCCCCGCTCTGGATTTTCTTCGCTAACTCTAAATCGAATGGTATTGTAACTGTTTTCATGACTGTTTATTTAATGCTTTACGTTGTTTCTTGCTCAATTTCTTTTTCCCCATCCACGGTTTCACTGGTTTCTCGACATATTTTTCAACAACAGGGATTCCAGTGTTAAGCTCCTGTCTAGGTGTCCCGTGAAAACCGGGAATCAATTCATCCATCCCGTAACGGTGGAGTAAATCGTGATATAACGTTTTCATGATCAATCTTCTTTTAGTTCTGGGTTATCGTGAATATTACCTATCACTTCACATTCGAATATCGGTCTTGACTTTTTCATGTTTCCAAAGAATGCACAAAGGCTAATTATGCAATCAGGTATTTCAAGAATAAATCCCCCGTCCTCGAAACGAACTTGTGACACGTATTCTTTTTTCAAGTCACCCCTCAATTCATCAAGAGTGAACGTGTCAAGGAAATCATCATCCTCATGCATAAAGTCGTTCTCAAACTCTTTTGCTCGTAAAATATCTCCCTCGTATACCTCCTTTCCATTCTTGTCAACCAATCCCGTGAATTGTCCTACCGTTTCGGGAATAACCCCAACCCATACATTTTCTCCTGTTTCGAAGAAAATATCATGCGATTTTCGTTTTATGGTTCCATGGGAAATTGTCATACTTTCAACCCACTCACCTCCATTAACCCTTTTCCCCCTGAACTTTATTTGTCTTTTCATAAATATTCAAGTTTGACATGATCAACACTTTACCCCGTGCATCTTATCCCCGAATGAGTTATATAACATTTTTTGTTCAATGTACCATTCAAGATCAATGTTTAAATGTTTAGTGAGTCCAAGAATCGCGAGTAGCATGCTTCTCAATTGATCACCAAACAAGCTATCATATTCACATTCGTACCTTACGGGAAGCGTTGCTATTGCGTATATACTTTCAGTAAACGATTCGTCATTACAGCATTCGCGAGCGTCAGTTATCTCTTCTTCTTTAAAGTTGGAGATGTCTATATTCCTAAGCCCGGCAAGGTCAAACAAACGAATACAGGCATCCGCAAGTTCATCTTCCACGGAATCCTTTATGAAATTGTTGAAGCAAAAAATCCAATGTTGATCAGGATTCGTTTGGGATGTACGGGTTTCTTCGTCAAACATTTTTCTCATTGCTCGTTTGCCCTTTCTGTCTGCTTTTACCGCCTCCATAAGCTCTGATATGACAAGGCAGAGCTTATGTTCATTACTCAACTCTTTATCGTGAAATCCATGTTCACAGGCCGTCCTGTAAGCCTTATCTCTTAGTTCATTTAAATTCATGTTCATTTCTTATTTTACTTTTCGATCATTTTCTAAAATAACAGGAGAGGATGTTTTAGATTTCTCCTGTTTTTTATCATACCGTTTCATCCTTTCACATTTACCGTCGCATCCCATGTTAAGATGCAACCCGTTACTAAACACGCTGTGTTTGTAGCATTGCCCTGAATAACCGGAGAAGTGCTTGCATTTCTCACGGTAGGCTCTTCTTTCGGGGGATTCTTTTTTCATGCCGTTTCCTTTTTAGCCCGAGCCTCTGCCATGCAAAACTCGTTATCAATGATTAATTTCACCCTATCACATAACTCCCCGAATTGTATTGCAGCCTCGACACCACCGGAGTTCATCAATTCCCTGATCTTTGAAGCCGCTTTCTTGATCTTTGAAGCCGCTTTCTTGATCGCCTCCACCTCTGGGGTCATGCTTTTCATGATAATCGTGTTGTCATGTCTTTTCAATTCCTCCACGAAATCGACCATCAACGATTCGATCAAGTCTGCCATCACCGGTATCCGGTTTAGCTTTCTCAACAAGCTGTCTCGATCTTTCTCGCTCATTTCCATTATCACCTGTTTAACACTGACGTGTTCGTACCGGTTCAATTTCAAGCAAGCGTCAAGTTCTTGCCTCGCTCTCTTCATGCCCACGAAATCTTTCTTGATGATGCAATCCCGTAGTTTATTTCTTAATCTCTCTTCTCTTGTCATCTTAATCCTGTCTTTTAAAAATCCTTGATTCGAATTCCTTGGTGTGGATGATTGAATTTTTCATCCGTTCCTCGGTTTGAAAGAAGTAGATAGCGTTTCCCTTCTTGACCCGGAACTTGCCGAGTTTAGGGGATTTGATTTTCTTCTGTTTTATGGTTTCCTCGTCACGCCGGGCCAGTTCTCTCGTGTTCTGGAAGTCCGGGTGTTCAATACCGTTGGCTGTCATGATATTATTAAATTTTAAAATGGCTCGTCCTTGAAATCGTTATTACCGCTCTCGTCGTAATCCCATATTCGAGTGACGGTGTTGTTATGCATTAGCATCACTTCCCCGGTAGCCCCGTTTCTTTGCTTTGCTATATCGCACATCAAAATTCCTTGACTTGAAATTTCCCTCCCTCCATCCGTTTCAACTTTCTCGATCCCGTACTTTGCCGGACGGTTAAGCAAGAATATCATGTCTGCATCTTGCTCTATCGCCCCGGATTCCCGCAAATCTGACATCATCGGACGCTTGTCCTGTCTCGCCTCTAACGCTCGATTTAACTGCGACAAGGCTATCACCGGGATATTCAACTCCGTCGCCAAGTTTTTCATCGCCCGGCTGATCTCGGATATTTCCTGTTCCCTGTTTTGAGACTTGGAACCGCTCATGAGTTGCAAGTAGTCAAGGATCAACAAGTCAATCTTGCCCCTTTTCTTCAACTTCCGGCACATGGTTTTGAGCTTGTTGACGTTTATCGAGTTGTTACGGATAAACCTGATCGGTAATTTCTGCAACTTACCCGCTACCCGGTGTATCTCCATCGTCTCTTCATCAGTCGCTTCCACGTTCTTCAACACGTCAGACCTTATCCCGGCAGAGTTGCGAATGATAAGCCTGTTGACAAGCTCTCTGGGAGCCATTTCAAGCGACACTATGACCACGTTATCCCCCTCGGTAGCGGCTGATTCCGCTATATTCAGGGCGAATGCAGTTTTCCCCATCGCTGGCCTAGCGGCAACGATTAACAAGTTCCCGGGTTGCAGCCTGCCTATCATCTTGTCGATAGTTTCCGATCCCGTCGTGACTCCTGTTAGCGTCCCCTTGTTCAAGTTCGCTTGATTGCTGGTGAACGTCTCTAGTGAAACCTTGATTGCGTCATCCATGCTCACGATGTCCGTTGACTCGTTAAACACCCCGGCGGAGGCATCGGCTTTCGATAGAAAATCTTTTATAACCTCGTCGATGTCAAGAGCCTCGTTCCTTGCCGATCGTGCGATCTCGAAACAAGCGTTCATGATGTTTCTCCTGACCTCCTTCTCCCGCACGATCATGGCGTGTTTCTCGATGTAGATGGCTGATGACACGAAGTTTGCAAGATCAAGGAGGTATTTAACGCCTCCTGCCGAGTTGAAAGCCTCGTCAGACTTGACCTTATCATGAACGGTTGTCAAGTCGATCACGTCGTTTTTATCGTGCAGTTCCTTCATGGCCGAGAATATGGCCTTGTGTACTGGCATATAGAAGCTATCAGGAGACACGATGTCAGCAACCCTGTCAAACGCCTCTATCTCTGCAAGACAACCTCCAAGTATCGCTTTCTCGGCATCAATCGCTGATGGATGATCTTCTTCGACGATAGACCGTTGGTTTTGATTCTTCTGTTGGTTCATCTTTTTTATTTTTATCTAGCTGTATTTTCAACCACCTGTTGAAATGAGATTTAAAGTCTTTAAGGCTCTTTTCCGTTTCCCCGTTCATCTCAAGCTCGTTGAAGAACGTGTCTATCCAGTTCGAAAGAAGTTCTGGTGTTAGCCTCCTGTTCATCCCGATCACCTCCGTCCACGCTTGTTCAAAGTTCAAGACATGATTCTTTAACCGGGGAAGATCAACATACTCGCTCGAATCGGTTATGGGGGATATAGGGGGTATATATTCTCTTCCTTTTCTTCCTTCCCCGCAAACTTCCGTAGTTTCTTGAGATTCTTCCGGCATTTTGAGAGATTCTTCCGTAAGAATCACGTATTTCTCCGGTATTTTGAAATTTTTCCGTTTAGCCCTAGCGCAAGTGTCGATATATCTTTGTTGAATAGAACGTGAAGTAAGTACACTCTCACGGCATAGCAGTTCTTTATTAAACAGACCCACGTAAGCGCAATAGTTCACTATTTCTTTCACTAGATTTTCTTTCAACCCGAAATATTCAGCCACGTCAAAGACAGTACTCTCGTCCCATTCAATGAAACAACCTTTATCCCGGTAGATTTCACACAGCAAGTAGTCGTAAACGGCTATACCGTTACACCCGAAATCCTTTTTTAGCCTCTTGATCTTTATATCTTGGTATCTATCCGTTTCAACATTGTAATATGCAAGCCCTATTTTTAGATTTGCCATAATTCAAATATTTACATGGTAGACACTGCCCTCAAAGCGTAAATAATAACTTCAAGCTGATCGGCAAAATATTTCATTTTCTTCACGTCATGATGATATTTCTTGTGACAATCTTCGCATAGCGTGATAAGATCACGTGTCTCGTACTCCCAAGGCATCGCACCTTGAATGTACGTCTTGTGATGGACGTTTAACGGCTTGTCCTTTCGGAAACAGCATTGACAAGTGAAATTATCTGCTTGCATGACCTCAAGTCTTTTCTTTTGCCACATCGGGTTCTTTAATAAGGTCTGGTAGCTTTGTTCGGTTATCGTTTCCATGATTACAATTCTTGTTTCTTTTTCTTCATGAACTCTATTAACCCTTCGACTTCATCTTTTTCAAGAAGGATCGACTTGATATTTCCTTTCTCGTCCTCGATAGATATTTTTAAATATCCCTCGTCAACCCCGACTTCCAAGGTAACGGGGTCGACATTTATTTTCAAAAACGTGTCAATCATGTTTATTTAACTACCTGTTTAAGAATTCTTTCTTCAACCACACTCTAATATCGTAACCGAAGAAACAGAAAATGATCTCGTACTCGGTGGGAGAGAAATACCTCTCCCTGATACCTATTATCGTCCAGTCTCCAGACCTGCTGAAGTTAGGACGCTTCCACCTGTTTTCAACCATGACCCGGTCGATAACGGTTTTATAACTCTTGCTCATCGCTACTTGTCTTTAATCAATTCCTGTATTCTCGCCAGCTTGGCCTTCAATCGTGTACACTCGTCAAAGGCTTCCTTGTAAGCGTTAGACATCATGTCGTATGACTCGATACTTACAAATTCCTCACGTTTATCTAGCTTGACAATCATGTGATCTGTAGATATTATCGGGCAACTGAAGTTCTCAAGAGCATCGATATCGAACAAAAAGCCGTTAAATCTAAACGCTCCTTCTTTAGCGAATACCCCCAAACGCTTGTCTTCCTCTTTCTTGGTATTCTCACTATTTATGTGTTTCCGGAAACGTAATTCATCCACTTCTATACCTTTTATCTCGGGAATGATATTCGTGAAACAAACGCAACTTCCAGGATTAAAATGATCCTTGAAAGTGTTGATGATATTAAATAAACTATCGCTTAAAAACATCCCGACATCGTAATCCGTTCTGCGACGTTCCGCCTTGGGGAATTTATCGTTATACTCCTTGTTTTGATTGTTTAGCACGTTTGCACCGTGTTTGGTTAATACCACGGTTACCCTGTCTTGTAGTTCCATGATTAATATGTATTTATTAGTTTTTGTTTAATCGTTAATAATATCGAATATAGATGTCTGTCTTATTGTAGTCTCATTGCTCATTTTTACCTCTCCGAAACATTCCCGCCTAAATCTCAACTCCTGAGCATCGAAATATTCTTTGTCAATCTCGGTAGCATAAAAGTCAAAACCCATTTTATAAGCTGCTATTCGGCTACTACCGGATCCCAAGTGTGTGTCTAAAATCTTATCTCCATGACAAGTAAAATTTTTTAAAATAAAAGCGTATAGACCGACAGGTTTCTGAGTTGGATGAATTCTATTTTTGTCGTTTGGATTTTGCTTAAAAATTCGAGATGATTTATCAAAAGAACACCACGCATATTCACATTCAGAAAAACTTCGTCCATACATACTCTCGCCTTTATCCCATATCAAGAAACATCTTTTAGGAGGCAGATCAAAATAATTACCTCCCCATATTACCTGATTTTTACTAACCCTAAATAATTCAGAAAAATAACGATCTTCTGGTATTTTTTCATCCCAACGTCTATTATCTGGCTTAATTGTAGATCTGCCCCCCCATTATCATTTTATTTATTCCAATTCCGTAAGGTGGATCTACTATCGCCAGATCAAAGAAATTATCTGGAACATCCTTCATGTATTCCATGCAATCCATGTTATATACTTTACTTACTGGCATATAGTTTATTTTTTGTGATTTATATATGTAATATTATTATCCTTGCAATTCGGCTGCGGGCATATCCTGTACTTGCACTCGATCAAGTTGTACTTCCAAACTGAATGATGAATGCAGGTAAGGCAGTCTGAAGGAGTGATTTTAGGTTTTAGTACCGCTTCTCGGTCGGGAAACGGTACTATCTTTTTGTTTGGACGTTTAGGCAATTTCTTTTAAAATTTTATCTTCTTCCATTATGCTTGCAATACTTTAGGTTGCCAATTATTATTCCATTGTTTCCTTAAATATTTAAGAAGTTGATCGTACGACGTGATAAATCCCTCGTTTATAAGATCTGTAACCTTGGATTCCAAGTGAAACAATTCTCTTTGCTTGCTTTCCTCCCCGTGCTTGTTCCTGATCCCGCTCTCGTGTTCGTTAAATATTACCCAGTTTAAAGCCTCCGCTATTTTCTTCATCGCTTTAGGCATGAAATCCCTTGGTACTATTTTCATCACGGCAGAACTTAATTTCAAGTAAGCATCCCCGGCATCATTGCGGTAACGAATCATCTCGTCGGAAACGAATTTTAAAACCTTTACCTTAAAGGTTGGGTTTAACCACATGGCAAAGTCGATAAAAAGTAAAGGATGCATCCACGTTCCACCATTTTTACCTCTGCATTGTATAATAACGGAATTCCGTTCTTTTAAATTTTCCTCTAGTATCAAGGCGTTTATAAATTCAGACGTGGAAGAATTCTCCGTGTAGTGGACTATCTGTTTTTGCTGACTATTGAATGAATTCCATTGTTTCAATAAATCAGTGGCGTTAAACATACCGTCCTTCGTCCTCTGGATAACGTTAAAATTACCCATCGGACGAATCATTTCTTGATTTGTCTTCATGTATTATTTGGTTTAGATTATTTACTTTCCAACGCATCCATTTGCATTTTCACCACGCACGCCTCGTGCCATGCCGTGAAACCGTCAAATTTTTTACTGAATTCAGCATATCTATTAAAATTGTTCGTGCTAAGGATGAAGTAATAAGCTTTGTTCTTGCACTCTTTCTCCTTGCTTAATTCTTCGTGCAACTTGGAAAGTTTGTGTTGCAACTTTTGGATTTCCCTCTTTCGTTGGGATTCACGTGTTCGGGTGTTACTATACTTCGCACCTTTACAAATCTCGCTTGTTCTTGGCATAACTTGGTCGAAATTTGAATTTAATATAATAAAGAAAGGCTATCGCCTCCTTTTATTCTGCCAAGAACAAACTATAACTAAAAAGTCACAGCCCAATAGGAGTGATAGCCTTATATCGTTAGATAATAGCTTACCAGTAGCCATAAAAATAGCTCTGACTTTTTTAGTATGTATGTTTTGTCCTTGGCATGAACACCACAAACGTACAACTATTATCTTTAAATTCCAAATTCCACGAAAAAAGCGAGTAGAATTTACTCGCCTTGATACTAAAAATATAAATATGTGGAAGGTTAGTCTTCTATATCAAAAACATCAAGTAGTTTAACGATTTTATAAGCAAACGGTTTGTTATTCATGTTTTGTATAACAACATCAACGGCAAACACTTTCTTTAATGGATTGTTCTTTGAATTTATTATCTGATCCTTGATTCCATCAGATTCAAACAAGAGATTTAACGCCTTTTTGTTTAACGCTTCTATTATCCCTTTATTTCCAGAATTGCTATTGATACCCCTGATTTGATACATGGTCATGAGTTGATTCGTGTGTATCTCGTCTTGTTCAGATACGGATTTTACAATTTCAATCTCTTTATCAATTAAATTTTGGGTACCGTTGCTCTCTATATAATTGAAAGTGCAACCAGTATAGACAACATTATTAACATCTCCTTTTATCACCTGAATGTCCATTTGCCCACATTGATCTTTAGAAGGTATTGACAGAATATCATGCAAATCTTGCAATTCTTTAGCTGTCAATTCTGGTTTTTCGCCAGAAGATGAAGTGAAATAATCGTAGACGTTTTTCAAGTTCTTGGCAAACTCCATGATTAAGTTGAAATTCTCCACGAACGGGATCATGGATAGGGAAACCAGTTCAACGAGATGAATGTCAATAGAACCTTCGGTTATCTTGCTAACGCATAGCTTGGCGTTAGATAATTCCTTGGACATACCGTTCTTTTGAGCAAAACTAGAAAAGTACGATCCGATAGCGTTCATTGATGCAGTAAAATCAGACACTTGGATAGGTTCTGAATTCTTGATATGAATTCTCAATGCGAGCTGTGAATTATCATTACATTGTCCCATGATCTTGCGTTTTAACAACATTTCAAACATACAACTATTATCCGTAATTTCAAATTCCAACGCCAAATTTTTACACCCAGTTTAATTCAAATTCAATTCGAGGGTTCATTTTATCTATAAATTTCTCGGCAACTACCTTCACGCAATCACGATCGTTTTTGATGGCCTTGCATTCTTGCAGGCAATCAAGTACCACTTTCAAGCAGTTATCAAGGTCGGGGCGTTTATTCTCGTAAAAAACTTTCAGCCGTATCTCGAATAAACCGTCCATGTTCTTGTTCCTGTACTTGTCGCATTGCAAGTAAAATGATTTCTCGTAATCTTTAAGCGTCTTTTGCTTTGCCAGTGAACCATGTCCGTTTAAGGTTATAACCTTGTACGAGTTGGATTTGCTAGGCACTTTACCGTGTATTACTTGTATCATGTTTAGTTGTTTTTAATTAGTGAAGGAGGCAGGCCGAGGTTTATTAGCTGTACTTTCATCGCTAGTTAGTTCTAAGGGTTCATCACCGAATTTCAATTCTTTCCCGGTTAACTTCTTGATAGAACCATCGGGTAATTTTATCGCTTCACCGGAATACGATAAGAATTCATTGTCTTTTAACTTGGGCTTGTTCCTGAATATGATTTCAGCCCCGGTGTGAGATATCGCTAGGTATGGCATGATTACTTGTTTTTAACCGTTTTACACTTGTTTAACCGTTTAATGTACGTTGCCGCCTTCCTCTTGAACTCAAGCTCCCGAACAGATACCCCCGTCACGTGATCGGGTAACGATTCAAGAAGCTTGAGCAAGCCGGCGTGTAGGGTGTTCGATATGATTTTCATTAGAAATTGATTAAGTTTTTCACGAACTCTTCTTCATCTATATGCCGGAGAAATGTTTGGAATAACACTCTCTTCACGTTATCGTACAAGTCCATGAACTCCGCTTCATCCATCTTGTCGAAGGCGATTGACTTGTAATTTTGCGTCCATTCTTTTTTGTCGATAGAGTAAACAGGCTCATACCAACCTGCCGCTATCACGACTGTCTTTCGGAAAGCATCTTTGCTATGATGAAAAAACTCGACAACTTTTTCATTTTGGTATTCCCAAGCACAATTTATCAAGGCGAAAAATTTTTTATGAAATTGAAGATTCCTCGCCTTCTTCACGTCAGCCTCGTATATTCCCCCGATTTTCAGTTTCTTCTTTTCATCGAAATCTTCATCGTATAGAGGTTTTAACCCTTGAACGGTGTTGAGTAGTTTGATTTTCATCTTTTAGAAAGGTAGATTGGCACTATCATCATCCTGCGGGATGTTATCCAACCCTCCACCGTTGCCTTCTTCCTTTTTCATCCCTCCTTGAAATTCGAGTTCGTTCATCACCCATATCGTCAGGGTTGAAACGATGTCACCGTTCTTGTTCGTGTAACCGGACGTGGTCGGTTTACCTATAACTTGAACCCGGACACCCTTCTTCAAGTAAGGGGTTAATTTCCCTTCCTTGTCGTACTTCACGACATCAACACATGTCGTTCGTGATTCCCCTTTTACCTTCTCCGTGATGGCGATGGAAAAGCAAGCGTAATTATTGCCCCCGATTTGTTTCAACTCGGCATCCTTGCCGATGTTTCCTGTTGCTATAATCTTTATCATCTTGTCTGAATTTTAATTATTAAGCACATTGCAACTTGATGATCTCATCCATCACCTTTTCCTTGTACTCGTTTGCCTTCGCTAGTTTTTTGATACAATTCTCGATAAATTCTTGATCAGGCAAAACACGTATCACTTTGAGTGCAAAAAGTTCACTTTGGCATCTAGGGTCATAGCTAATGAAATCACACCATTTGCGTCCCGTTGCGATAAAATTACCTTGTATCTGCACGTAATACTCGTAATGCTCTTTTTTCAAGTCATTCTCGTCCTTTAAGCGAAGATGCTTAACGTGAATCGAGGTGTTAAACGGGCATTTTATCTCGATAAAACCGTCTTGACCGACAAGTCCATCCGGGGATCCACCGAAGTAATCATTAAACTCGAAAAAACCGCAGTCGTTTACCTCCACGCCTTTTTTCTTCTCGTAAGCGTGTCTTGCACTTATCTCTAGTTCCTTACCCCACGCCACCTCTCTAGTGTTAATATCCTTGTAATCTAGGCAAGTTCCATTAGTTATGTACTCTGAAATTTTATCGTACACGTACGATTTTGAAGTTTCGGAAAGCTCTCCAGCTTTTTTCTTTACCTTTTCACGTGGCTCGGAAAGTAGCTTGTACAATTCCGAGCTGGTGAAATGGAATAACCTGTCTCTGTACCATTCAGGATTGTCCTGAAGGTTGTTCTTTTGTCTCTCCATTGCTTAATGAATTTGCCTGTTTTAAATTCTCGATCAACTTGTCGGCCTCCTCTTTGGTTACTTGGCCTTTCAACAAGGCGGCCTTCACGTCAGATTCCGTTTTGAGAGTTGAGGGATCGAGAGAAGTGTCAACAACCGTCTCGAACTTGTTCCCGAACGTTTCTTTTACCGACGTGGTACCTTCTTTTATAGCGTTGGCGAGGCTCCTGAGGTATATTATGTTTTCCTTGTCGATTTGATCAACGCCTTTCACCTCCAAATGATCAAGAAGTTGTTCTTGGGTTACACCGATTTTCGAGAAATAATCGATCATTCTCTTGCGACTAGTTTCTAAATCGATACTTTGACCTAATGCAACTTGTTTCACGTTAGCGATCACCTTTTTCGTCACCGCTTTCGGGATAACCTTGAAAACGGCGTTTCTGAAAGCGATAGCCGAAGCGGCGTTTCCCGTGACTACTTGCATATCCTCGGAGAATGTTTTCCCGTACTTATCAGTTATCCTGCGTTTCACTTCAACGGAAGCGGCAAAATTCGTTTCAAGGTCGTGACAAATACCCATCGCCGTGATCGTCTTCCCGTCATTGCCTATTATCCTAGTTTGAACCCTGATGTTTCCCCACGCCCCCGCTACGATCTCGGCCATGCGAACCGATAACCCCTCGATCACGGCTGCATCATTACCTCGTCCTCTTCGTAAAGCGTAAAAACAATCTTCTGCCGTTTCCGTGTCCATCGTGGCGTAAGTCTCTATAGTGCTTAACACCTTGTGTATATCCCGTGGGTATTGTTTCGCTGTCGATATTTGAATATCCACTTCTGCCTTGTTGATAGCCTGTATCATCTCGGCTTGATTAATTTGAATTATTTCCATATCTTTGTGTTTGAATTAATTAATAATTGACAACCCCCGGGGAGTCGAACCCCGGTAACGTGCCCCGGCACGGGTTGTACGCTGGCATAATGCACCTTTGACGTGCGACTTTCGCCACTCCCGGAGTGTTGCCCGGAAGTTCACCAGCCCCGCTCGACTATGGCGGTATATGTTATAGTCTACCAGTATTTCAAAGAACTTAACCGCTATCGTTCTAGGGAGGCGGTTTCTTTTTTTAGTGGAGAAGCCCCGATTCGAACGGGGATGAAAGTCGCCCAGTTTTCTCTGTATCGCTTGCTGTTTGTTGCGTGGACTTGCAAGCACTTTAGCGTCTACCAGTTTCGCCACTTCTCCAAATCCCCGTCTTTCCGGGGTGCCAGATCGTACCTACCGTTTAGCGAACTTTATCCCGTCCGTGCCGTCGTGTCTCTATCCTTTCCGGCTGTCACAGGTCACATAACGTCTCCTGTCCGTGTCGCTTGATCTGCACGATCGATCACTCAAAGAACTCATGGGTTGTGGAGTAGACCGGTAACGATCCGGTATGCACCCTTTCGGCTGGATGTAGAGCATTCCAATATGCTACCCCGTGTGCCCGTTTTACCGGGCAGTTTTTTTAGATCGGAAATAAATCCCTTGTTTATATGAATTCCAAAATAGAATCCCGTGACGTTTCTCTTGTTGATGAGTTCCCGTTGTTTTTGCCCCGTTAGTAAGGAACCGGGCGAATGATAAATCTAGTTTCCTTTTTTTCATACTATATAGTTTTAAATTGATCCATAAGGTGCCGGGACTTCCACCCGGCCGTTTTTAATTACCAACAAACAAATAACAGAACTAAAGAACCTTGCGTAGAGAGCTTACAGGAACCTTCATCATAGAGCCACGTGGCTGCTTAATAATGGCTAACCCGTCTTTCTTGTCAATACCCTTGAAGGTGAAGATACCTTCCACGTGGGTTGTTGTTACTTTATCACCTTTTTTCATATCCTTAGTTTTTAAAGTGTTTCCAAAATTTCGCCCTTTCGAGTATCACTACTTTGTCCGGGCTGACTTATATCTACTTGTCAAAGAAATGTTTTATCCATTGAACCATTTCCAGAATCCCATCCCCGTCTTTCTCGTAAGCCTCGATGCATTCCTTGCAAACGATAACCCCGTCAATCAACTCGCAGTCTTCATCATCTACCATCTCTCGACAAATCCTGCACTCGTCCTGTAAAGGAGCGTTACTTACTCCAGCGTTCCCGTGCCAAGGGCAATAGGGGTGATCCTCTGATCCGAAGGGTGCGTTGTAGTAGCTCATGACCGCCTAACCTTACGAGTTCTCAAATACTCTATACCAAATCCCAGCGTCAAAACAGCACAAAATGCCGAAACGTACAATTGATGCGTGGCTGGCTCGCCCATGGGGGTCTTGCCGAATAATCCACCGATCAAGCTGACGACCGTGAGGATGAAGAATATTCTCGTGTATGTTTTCATATTACTTTGCACTTTTGAATAAACTTGTCAATAGATGCTTTCTCGTACCAGATTTTAGTACTGTTCTCGAATCGGTAAAAACTAATCAATGCCTTATCTCTCAATTCACGAATGAAATCCTCGGAACAATCAAGATATTTCATGACTTCCGATGTTGATAAATAAACTTTTTCTACCGGAACTATCATCCCATGCTTTCGAGCCATAACAGGATTATTTGTCTAGTTTAACAATAACTTCTTTTACCACGTGACAATTGAGATATTTCAACGCAAAGTCACGAATAGCATCAGCCTGTTCGCCTGTGGTGATAAACTTCAAGGCATGTCTAACGGTGTTATCTGACACACCAAATTCTTGCATTAGCTTCTTTACAACGCCTCTCTCGTAAACAATTCTCATTCTACTTATTGGCATAGTGTTTTATTTTTATATATTTGTGTTTAACTTTTAAAATTCGTTTTCGAAGTGTATCAACCTCGATTACGATGCAAATATACTTCAATTTGAAGTATTAACAAAACAAATTGAAGTATATTTAGTCAAAATGTGTTTATTTGAAACCATTATAAATAGATGTTCATGGAAAAAGATGTAACAGAAAGACTTAATAAATTTATTAAAGCAAAACGTCTAACTAATAGATATATTGCAGATAAAATTAATATGGCAGAGGCAACACTAAATAATAAGCTAAATGGAACTAGAGGATTAGATTTAGAGACTCTACAAAAAATATTAGCCCAATTTAAAGATTTATCTGCTAATTGGTTATTAAGAGGAGAAGGGGAAATGCTTCGAGATAATATTTTAGAAGATTCTACAAATTTATCGAAACAAACGTTTGCAGAGGATCGTAATAGCGTTGACATCATAATTAAAAATGAAATAAAAAAAACTATTATGGAAAACATCCCCGCAATCATTTCTGCCGTAATGCAAGGCATGAATCAACAAATGGAAGGGCAAAACCAAATTATTAACAAGCAGCTAGACATGTTACAAGATGTGATAAAAAGCTTGGCCACTCTAAACACGAAAAGTGATTCTATCCAGAGAGATGTTATTAAACTAACAAGAAAAGTAGGCTAATGGAAACACAAGAAGAAAACATCCAAACTTTGGCGAAGACTTTAGAAAATGTGACACAGATGCTTACACAAGTTGTTTTAAAACAAACAGAATTAAGCAATAGGCAATTAGACATCTTTGAAAAAGGTAGCGATTTCATCAAACAAATGTATGAGGATTCTCTGAAAAATAAAGAGGATTAATTTTAACGTGCGTGCGTTTTTTTCTTCTTGTCATTCTACAAACTTATGCTATCAGAATAAAATATCAAGATAAATTGAAAAATTAAATTGAAAATTATGGAAGGATTAATAACTTTTAGCGGTATTGTAATAATTGCTTTCGGTATATTACAAATCATTCTATTTTTTAAAATCTGGGGGATGACAAATGACATCAAAGAAATTAAAAACAAATATTTATCAGAAGGAACAACAATAACCCCCAAAATAACAACAAACTTCTCTGTAGGTAGTATTGCCACGGAAAGAAAAACTGGTAGAAAAGTTTCTATATCTGAAATCAATCGAGATGGCACGTACAAGTGTTATGTAGATGGAGGTATTTTCTTTGGAAATTTAAAAGAGGAAGAGTTAAGATGATAACTTAGCCATTTTAATAATGACGAACAATAATTTATTTTAGTCATGTGGATTTTTTTAGGTGTAGTATTTGTTATCTGCACCATTTTGGCTGTCAGATATGAAAATAAAAAAAATGCCGTATCCAACACTCGATATGTTGAAAAGTATTATGAAGATAATGAATTGATTGATAATGAAACAAGATTGAAATATCAAAAAGTTAAACAAGATACAGAAACATGGAATGCCAAATATAACATCATATCAAACATGAGGCTAAAAGCCATAGATTTAGAAAAGTCAGGCGCATTACAAGAGGCTATTAATACTTATATTAAAAGTATTAAACTTTGCAATGCAGATCCTGAATTTGATGGTTTCTCTTTCACAGGATATGCGATTAACAGAGTAATAATTTTGTACTATAAAACAAAACAAATCGACTTACTCAAACAATTTCTTGAATATAACATCAACAAATACCCCGACCATGCATATATTGAAGGATGGGATATTAGATTAGAAAAATTAAATAATCCAACTCCAGATATTACATTACCACAAAGAGAAGATGTGTCTGGCATAATTAATTCTAATAAAACAAATACTATTGGTTATAAATTCTCAAAATATAAACAAAGCTTGCCTGAGTTCAATTTTTATTATGATCTGCCAGAAGGAACACCTACATCATATTATCAAAATATTCCAATAACACAAGAAATGGAACATTCTTTTAAAGAATACCGAGATGCATTTAAAATAATAAAAAATGAGGCACAAGTAGCAGAAAAAAAAGGAGAGTATAATATAGCAATACCTGCTTACGAAAGAATGATTCAAGAAGGATGTGAAGATACGTTCCCATATGAAAGATTAATGATTCTATATAAAAAAATAGGTTGGAAAGATTATGAAGAAAGCGTTATAAAAAGAGGTATCTTATTTTTTTCCAACTTAAAGGAAAAACAAAGAAAGTATGTTATGGGATTGGCAAAAAAGTACAACATGGAATCAAAAGCGTTAGAGTACATAAATTCAGACAAAAAAATATTCTATTACATGGGGTTATTTGAATTATACAATCCTTATCCCATAATAGAAAAATGGAAAAAACGACTTAACAAGCATAACAACAGATAGTATTATAAAGATAAAAAACAAACAGAATCTGGAGATTATAGCCAATTTGAGGAATGGCAATGATTATATCACGAAACAATTAATTCAACAAGTAAAACGGACAAAATTGTCAACGTGTTACCAAATAAACACCCCGGCAGATTTACTACCGGGGTGTTGCTTTTCTAATAGTACAAGTCGTCAAACAAAACTATAAAGATAAAGCAATAAGTTCTCTGCCTAAACGATGAAGGGCCGTTTCTATTCTTTTCACTTGAGCCGGACGAGGTTTACTTACCCCATTTGCGTAATTCCATAATTGTTTCTTGTTAATCCCCGTGAGACGTTCCAAGGCAGCGTTTGTAAGTATACCTGAATAATAATTCAATAAACTTTGAGTGTCATATTTATACACGATTTCATACTCTCCCTTCAATATTTCCGGCCATTGTTCCTCTGGCATATTTTTTTTGATTAACCGAATCGCCTCCTCCACGTCTTTTCTCGCTTCCTCTACCGTGTTTCCGGCAGCGTAAATACCCTCACAATTCTCGGCAAACGCCCCAAAATGATCTTTACTTGCACAGATAATAATTTCTAATTTTTCCATAATTCAGCTTTACATATTTGGGGAGGGGATTATTTAATCCCCATTTCCCTTGCAATTTTTCTTCTTAACGGTTCCGGAATCTCTTTTGCCCCATGATAAGGAACAGGTTGAGATAGTTTCCCGTCTTTCTCGTAAAAATAGTGACTACCTTCCGCATGATTGAATTTCCAACCTGCCTTGATAATCTTCCTGTGAAATTCCGTGTACTTCATCTTCATGTTTTGTTTGACACTTCAAAAATAGGAAATATTTCTATTGTTTCCAAGTAAAATGGGAAATATTTCTATTATTTATTAATCAAAAGATGATCAATAACTTTTCTATTAGCTTCTTCTACTTTCTTTCTATCGAATTTTATATAAATATCCGTGACACTATTGGAAGAGTGACCTAAAGCTGCAGCTATCGTTTCTTTTGGAATATCAAGACTCGCCGCAATAGTTGCCCATGTATGGCGGGACCAGTATGAAGAGATTCCGGGAAATTTAGGTGTCACGTGTTTCTTGCCTCCTAATCCTTTACGCTCGACATCCCCGATTTTCTGAAGACCTATATTCATCCGGTGCAAGAAATCCTTGTAGTTCTTGTAATCATCTAAAACATTAAGCATGTATTTCCCCTGTCCCCTGTATTTCTCAATAATTTTCAACGCTTCCGGTTCCACCTTTATCTCGTACAAGCGATTCGTTTTCGCCCGGTGAAAAACAATTTTATCGCCTTTTAACGGGGGAAGATTAAACAAATCCACGGCATTAATGCCCATCAAGTAAAACATCAACATGAACATATCCCGGTATCGTTCTTGATACTCCTCCACGTCAAAATTCATCAACTCCCGCAACTCTTCAACAGACAACGACCTTTTAGCTGTTTCCTCTTTTTTTATCTTGTACTTCCTGAACGGGTAAATATTAGTGTACTCGTTATCTATAGCGTAATTAAAAACAGAACGTATGTTCCTAAGGTGAATTCCTATCGTGTTTATCTTGTTATCACGCTCAAGTAGCCAGTTCTCGAATCGGATTAACCATTCCTTGTTGATTGATTCAAAAGTCGCATATTGATCGAATTCCAGGATCTTGCTTTTCGTGTGAGTGTAAACAGCAATCGTCCCTTCCTTTGTCTTGGTATCAATGAACTCGTCCAAGCATTCAAGAAAACTAATACCTTCCAGTTTACCGGAAATCTTTTTCTCTATAATATCCTTCAACCTCTCGTTGGAAATCGAGTACGACTCCCCCCTTTCTTCCACGTCAAAAATAACTTTCTCAACCTTGTTCAAAATATCTCTTAATCGCACGTTCTTCGCCCTGTGATTTGGCTCGTTTGAAGTAAACTTATCGGAATCCCAATTATCAATAATAGAAGACAGGCCTGTTTTTACCAAAAAATATTTTCTATTTTTGCTAACGTAAATTTTCACGGGGAAAGACCCGTCTTTCTTTTGAGATCTTGTATCGAGGTAAATTTTTGCGCTTATCATATTTCTCACCAATTTTTTGCAAACTATTTGCAAACAAATGTACGAAAAAACGGGTAAAAACGGGTAAAAACGGGAGTATATTATATTCTAGGATACAAAAAAAGGAGTCATCTTTTATTATAACCCCTTGATTTTCAGTAGTCGGGGTGACAGGATTCGAACCTGCGACCCTCTGCTCCCAAAGCAGATGCGCTA